AACATTTCTGCTTTTATATTTCTTCTTAAATACTTCTTCTATTTTCTTATATTGTTCATCATTAGGAACATAGATTGCATAATAAATTCTAAAGTCATTACCAGGTTGATTACGACTACGAGTAAGAGCAGATAGATACTTTGTTCTACCTACTTTTAATAAACCTCTTCCTCTTACACCTGTCTCGTGGTCTAGTATATGACTTCTACCAAAGTATAAACAAAACCTTTCGTGTCCTGGTTCTTCATAACCTTGACCATTTTGTTGTTGAGTAGTATAGCCTTCATCTAAACGCAATTGACAAGCGCCTTTATAGCCTAAACCGTATGTACGATAACTCATTTGAATTTACAATTTGCCATTATCTCGGTAAGACAAGCAACCATATTAATTTCTTGGTCTGCAACAAAGGCTGCTTTGTACTGATAACCAGCAAGAATAAGAACAGATTGAGGTATAGATTTTGGGTCTAAACTTTTATGTAATACCTCATAGATATTTCTAAACATAGAAGTAGGTTCTTTGTCTATATTAGAAACAACCCATTTACGCATATCATTAAATCTTTTTTCTTTTAATGTAGTAATAAGTTCTTTATTGTTCGCTTCTGATAATGTAAATAAGATACCACTATCAATTTTACCTCTAACTGAATACCTTTGAAGTTCGTTGATAGTTCTTCTAAAATCTGGGAAGTGTTTGATAATTAATTCTGCTAATACTTTTTTATCAAAAGGTATCTTCTCATCATTTAGAACACTTGATAATCTTGTTAATAATTGGTCAGCACATTTCTTCTTCTGACCATTGACTACTTTAAAATCAATAACCGTACACCTAGATTGTAAGGCAGGTATGATTTTGTTTCTAAAGTTGCAAGTAAAAATAAATCTACAATTCTTATGAAACTCTTCCATAAAGTTTCTCAAAGCAGGTTGAACACTATCGGCGTTCATATAATCTGCCTCGTCTAATATAATAACTTTATGTGGGGATTCTTCTGTAAGACTTACGGTACTCGCAAAGTTCTTTATCTTTGTTCTTAATGTATCAATTTGACGACCTTCGTCTGAACCATTGATAATAAGATAATCACATTTTAACTCTTCACACAAAGCACGAGCAACGGTTGTCTTACCTGTTCCTGCTGTGCCTGATAAAAGTAAATGACTTATCTGACCTTGTTTTAGAAAGTTTTGAAAAGTAGTTTTGATATCCTCTGGTAGGATACACTCACTAATTTGTTTTGGGCGATACTTCTCAACCCATAAAAAATCTGCCATAATATATACCTCATAATTTAAATTGTTCCTTGTAGGAAGTTTAGTGTCATTGCTAAACAAAATATGAATAGACCAATGGACACTAAACCTACTATAATTCTAACAAACATTAAAACTCACTTTCAGGTTCTAATGCAATCCAATATTGTACTGGTTTTTGTCTCGCAACAAAATGACTTATTTTTTGTTTTGAAACAACAACATCATAGTCGTCTTCAATCATTTTAAAGTTTTCTGCTTTGAAGTACGCTTTGAAGTTCTTATCAGTTGTACCGATTTCAATACTAAACTTATTAGACGCTTTGTTTTTTCTGTCATTAGCGACTAATGAAATTGTAGTACCATTACCGATAACTTCAATGTCAGGTAAGTTAAGAGTAACCACACCTTTCATTAATTTAGATAAGTTGTCTTTTGATAATTTAAATGCGATTTCTGTATCAGGCATTGTTATTGATTTCGTAGGTGCAACAATAACAGATTTATCAGCGAAAGTATATTTACTAGAAGACTTACCGTCTTTGCCAGATATACCTACACTTGACCCACCATTAAACTTCAATGTTGGAGTTTCAAATAAATCTAATGTTCTTAAAAACTCTGGCAAATCATATATTGCAAATTCTTGCTCAAAGTTTTCTTTAATACTAGCAGTTGCCAGTATGTTTTTCATAGTAGAAATTGTGTTTAATTTCTCACCAGGTTTAACCAGAATATTCTGATTAATATTCGCAAAGTTTTTTAGTATTGCGATTGTGTCGTTAGATAGGTTCATAATAAAGTTTCTCCTTAATTGTTTTCATTATATAACATAGTGTTGCCTTTGTCAATAGTCTATTCACTATCTCGTAAATAGTCTAACATTTTTTCAGGTGTTGATTCCACATATGGGTCGTCATCTGTACCTTCGTTATTGATACCAGGTTCTTGGAACCATTTCTCAACAACTCCGTCATTGATAACTGCCATATATCTCCAACTACGCATACCGAAACCTAAATGGTTTTTACCAATTAGCATTCCCATAAATCGTGTAAGATTTCCTGAACCATCTGGTATCATCTTAACATTTTTGATACCCATATGGTCTGCCCAGGCGTTCATTACATAACTATCGTTTACTGATACACAATAAACTTCGTCTACTGAAAATTTTTTGATTGTCTCATAGTTCTCTTCAAATCCAGGCAATTGTTGTGAAGAGCAAGTAGGTGTAAATGCACCTGGCAAGCTAAACAATACAACTCGTTTACCTTTAAAATAATCGTCTGTTGTTTTATTCAGCCATTGGCCTCCGATAGCACAACCGCCATCTGTTTCAACTTGGTCACCAATTCTAGTTCTAAATGTGACCTTTGGTATTTTCATTCCTTTAATCATAATTTTTCCTTATAGTTATTTCAATTCAGATAATATATCAAATTTAGGTAGGATTGTCAATAGCCTGGCCCGAAGGCCAGACTATCTATTTAAATATTACTTAATCGCAATATTTCTAGGTTTCTTATGGTCAGGGATAATTCTTTCCATAGATACCTTTAAAAGGCCGTCTTTCAATTCTGCACCTTTGACTTCAACATCATCAGCGATTGTGAAAGATTTTGAGAAGTACCTTTTAGCAATGCCTTTATGCAAGACTTCGCCATCTTTAGTATCTTCCTTTTCCTCTTTTTTAGATTTAATTGATAATACACCTTCTTCAAGGTTTACTTCAATGTCTTTTTTTGAATAACCAGCAAGAGCGATTTCTATATCGTACTTGTTCTTATCAGTTTTCACAATATTGTAATGTGGAAAACTAGGCATACTTGATAACATATCGCCTTCAAACATTTGTTCAAAATGGTCAAAGACATTATCAAATCCTACTGATACTGGTCTTAATTGATTGAAAATAGATAGTGCTTTATGTGTCATTTCTAACCTCCTATTGTTAAGCAAAGTTATTTTCTTTATATTACGACACCCTATAAGGCGTGTCATTATTATTTATATAATCATTATTATAAAAATGTCAAGTGGCTGTTTCTTTAAAGAGTATACAGCCAAAACTCTAGCGCTTTTGTTCTTTTTTTAGTTGTTGAACAAAGGGACTAATCCCAAACATACAACAGCGACACCGCATTTGATTTTTAAAATCTGGTAGCGGCAACCTTTTACGCCTCAACTAGGACTTACGAACCGCCTAGCATATTATATATAAGGCGTAAATTCGTTAATAACCTCTTTGTGCTCTCAACTTCTTCTGTTTTTTCTTCCAGTTAGCAGTCATTTCTTTCTTTTTACGCACCCTCTTATCACTAGGCTTTTCGTAATACTGCCTTTGTCTTAACTCTTTAACAAGACCTGCTTTTTGTACTTTCTTTTTTAGTACACGCATTGCTTGTTCCAAGTTATTATTTCTTACAACAACCGTTATACTCACTTACATTACCTCCTTAACTACCATTAAAAGCGTCTACATCAATACCAACATCTGGTTTTTTGTTAGACTTGTCTTCACTATCTAGTAATAAAACTATGTAGTGTATTGCTTTAAATAAATCCATTTTATTTCTGCCTGCTTTCTTACCATATCTACATAGGTATTTAATCGCATTTGATTGACAGAAGTCCTTATCTATGTTTAAATGTCTTAACATATCTTGGACTTGAAATCCGTCTTTAGTTGAAGAGTAATGCTCTCCGTATGTTTTCTTTATATAACTTTTTATCTCATCTAATATTGTATCTTCATTATATTTCATATAGTCCTCTTTGTGTTTATATAGTATGGTAAAAAAGGAGAGGCGCCACTACACGCCTCTCCAAGGACCACACTATGGATAGATTGTGAATTAGACAAGGTCTTCCTCATCTTCTTCTTCCTCACTATCATTGGACATCATTTGTTGAGCTTTCAAGGCTTCAGCCTTTTGTTCTTCAGCGATACTTTCGGCAGTTGCCCCAGCATCCACTTTAGTGTACAAGTCAACAAAAGAAGCTTTTGTATCGTCATCAAATCTATTCGTACACAATTCAATTGCCTTCATCTTATTACCGAAGATTGAATATGCTTGTACGATATGGACAAGTCTTCTAGTTGATATAATCTCATCAACCCCACCATCAAAGTAGGTTTTTCTGATTACATCAGCCCAAGTTGATAACTTCTCAACATACTTTTCGTCTCTTTTGCCAGCGGCAGCAAGAGTGTTGTTAAGAATTTTCTGCTCTGTTTTTACAGCAGGATATTTCTGTTCAAAGGTAACTGGAAATCTTTCCAGGAACGCTTCGTTCAATATGTTAGTACCGATAAACTTGCCGTCTTCACTACCTTGACCTTTAGTGTTAGCAGTTGCAACAACATTGAAACCTTGAGCAGGTTTAACAAACTTGTTTATCTTTTTAACATAGACACCATTACCTTCTAGGATTGGTTGTAAACACATTATCTTATTAGACGCAAGGTCAATCTCATCAAGGAGCAATATTGCACCTCTCTCCATTGCCTCAATAACAGGACCATTCTGCCACACGGTTTGACCATCTTTAAGTCTGTAACCGCCAAGTAAATCGTCCTCGTCTGTTTCAATAGTAATGTTTACCCTAATCATTTCTCTCTTACTCTCGGCACAAGCCTGAACAACAGAAAAAGTCTTACCGTTACCAGAAAGACCAGTAATGAATATCGGATAAAATCTTTTTGATTTAACAATACTTCTTACATCTGGATGGTTACCAAATGAAACGAAGCCATTGTCTTTTTGTGGAACAATATCACCTTGTAAAGATGAAATCACATAAGCAGCTTCTGATTGTGTTTCAGAAACAACTTCTGGTTTCTTCTCAACTTTAGTTGAAGTATTTGTATCAGACAATACCTTGTCATTAGATACAGGATCAACGGCAGGGATACCGTCTAAAGGCAATTTATATTCGCCTCTACCAACTCTCAATTCAGTATTTCTTACCAACCATTGTGGTTTGAAATTCATTCCAAGAGACTTGGATACTTTCAATAACTCTTCGTTATTCAAAGTAGGTTTGTTGTACATCTTTTTAGCAGCGTCAACAAACTCTTTTTGTTTAGTGTTCAAAGTTAACATAGTGTAGTTCTCCTTTTTTTAGTTTATAAGTATATGCTACCATATTTTGATACATATGTCAAGCAAATAATGAGCATTTTTTCAAGTTTTTTTGTCATATATATCAACGCTTTTTGCATATATTAGGCAACCTGTTTGATAAATTTGTTTAATAATACTCTGGAAACGGTTCTTTGTTTCATTGATTTACTAAACAATCTCTTAATATCACCTTTCTTAGCGTTCTCTTTTATCTCATCAAGGTTAGTATTCTCTACTTTCATATCTTTACCATTGATTAAATAAAATTCTGAATAAC